AGGGCAGGGCGTTGTGGCGGGCGTTGCGGACCTGACATATCTGTATCTTGATGATGACCTATGTGGGCGTGTTGCTTACCTAGAGGTGAAGCTGCCAGGCGAACGACAAAGCCAAAAGCAGAAAGAATGGCAAAAAACTGTTGACTGCCTTGGCTTCGATTACTTCATTATCCGCAGCATCGCAGATTTTGAGGCCATAAGGGATATGCTTGTGGACACAAGCATGGTGTTTTAATTTTCTGTATCTTTGAAAGTGATGAGCAAGCTAACCAAAAAACAGGAGGCATTTTGCAGGGAGTATGTCGTTGACTTCAATGGCACACAGGCAGCTATTAGGGCAGGCTATAGTGAAAAGACGGCTAATGAGCAGGCTGCTAGGTTTATGGCACAAGAAAAGATAGTTGAGTTTATCAAAAAGGTACATCCAGAAATTAGGGCTAAACTTGAAAACAAAAGGCAACAAAAGATTAAGAAAAAAAACGGGCATGTATATATCATAAAATGCGAAGGCACAAGCTACTACAAAATAGGCATGACTAGAAGTGTTGTATCGCGTAGGCTTAAAAATCTACAAACATCTGTCCCAATGGATTTAATACTAATGCATTATATTTCTTTAGATAACTGTGATTTTATAGAAAGGCATCTGCATGATAAATATAGTGAATTTCATCACAGAGGAGAATGGTTTGTATTTAGCGACAAGCAAGTTGCAATAGTTATCGATTACATGAATTCGTTAATAAATGCAGATAAACAAAAATGCAATACTGGGTTATTTAAAGTTGCTTAATATGAAAGAATTGACGGACAAGCAAAAAAGATTTTGTAGGGAATACGTGATTGACTATAACGGCAAGCAAGCGGCGGTTCGTGCTGGATATTCTGAAAAAACAGCACAAATGCAGTCATCTAGGTTGTTATCAAAAGATAAGGTTTCAAATTTTATCAAAGAGTTGCAAAATGAACACTCTGAACAGCTTGAAATCACTATAGAAGAGCTAACAAATTTCTTTCGCTCTATTATGGAAGACGAAGAGCAAAAAGGTGCTGACCGCATCAGGGCAGCCGAAAACCTTTCTAAGCGTGTCGGCTACTACGAAGAGCACAACAAGCAGAAACAACCACCTGCTCCCCCACAAATCATTATCGGTGATTGAGCAAACCAATCAAAATACCAAAAAAGTACAAGCCGCTTTTCGACCAGTCGCACGGCAAGCGCTATATCATCATTACAGGCGGTAGAGGCTCCGGCAAGTCTTTTGCTGTTTCTGCCTTTATCTGCCGGGATATTTGGGGCGCACCAGGTAAGCGCGTGCTGTACACCCGATATACAATGGCATCAGCAGAAATAAGTATTATCCCTGAATTTACCGAAAAGATAGAGCTGCTCGGCGGGCTAGACTTCTTTGACGTCAAAACAAAAGACATTACCTGCACTGTTACCGGCTCCGACATTCTTTTTCGGGGCATCAAAACAAGCTCCGGCAATCAGACGGCAAAGCTAAAGTCTATACAAGGGGTAAGCACCTTCGTGATTGATGAGGCAGAGGAAATGGTGGATGAGGCGAGCTTTGATAAGATAGACTTATCCATCAGGACAAGCAACGCAAAAAACAGCGTCATACTCATTCTCAACCCTACTACCAAAGAGCATTGGATATACAAGCGCTGGTTTGAAAACCACCTGGATTACATAGAGGTAGACGGGCAGCAAATACCGGTAAGCAACCACCCTGACGTTATCCACATTCACACCACCTACCTTGACAACATACAGCACCTTGACAAATCGTTCTTGTCTCAGGTAGAGCGCATCAAGCGGGATAACCCCGACAAATACCGAAACCTGATATTGGGTGGCTGGCTGGAAAGGGCAGAAGGCGTAGTCTTCACCAACTGGACAATAGGGGCTTTTGACGAAAGCCTACCGCACTGCTACGGCCTTGACTTCGGCTACAGCCCCGACCCGACCGCACTGGTCCGCGTAGCAATAGACAACAAGCGCAAAATACTTTATCTTGATGAATGCCTGTATGCTAACGAGTTATCGGTAGACCAATTGATTGAATCAGTGCGTGGGGCTATCAAGAGCCAGCGCGACCTAATTGTCTGCGATACCAACGAAAAACGGACGGTAGCTGCGATGGCTAAGGCGCGGTTGAATGTTGCAAAAGCCCTGAAGTATCCTGGTAGTGTGCAGGACGGTATCCGCAAGATGCAGGATTATAAAATCATTGTAACACCAGATAGCAAAAACACAATCAAAGAGCTTAACAACTACGTGTGGAACGACAAAAAAGCCAGTGTCCCTATTGATGAGTACAATCACAGCATTGATGCAAGCAGGTATGCCCATGGGCGCTTATCCTTGCGAAAAACTACCATCAAAGTGAAATAAATTCTATCTTCACCCTGATGTTTTTTTCATACTTATGCTACTTTTCACCCCTGCCTGTCCGGTAGGGGTTTTTTAGTGTTTGACATTTCCAAATTTTTACCCTATTTTTGTAGCAATTATTTGTTAATCCCGTGCGAACGAGCCAGCACGATCATAAACCATATCAAAATGGCATTATGTTCTTGCCCTCCCGGCTCAGCAATCGGTGATATTACCCTTCCTACCTGCTTGGAGGATTTTGGTCAGATTCAGAAGATGATTTTTCAACGAGTCTACTCCACAGGCACCACCAAAAACAAATTCACAATTGCATCAGCCAACCCGAATGTGATTGCATCGTGGTCACCGCTATTGTCAGCTTCTGACGGCACTAAGGCGGTGCAGACCCCGTTCACCGAAGGCGTTACCAACACGCCAGGTGAACCGCGTTTGGTAGGCGGCGGTAATGACTCTCTCGGTGGCAAACAGGCAGTTAAAGGCGCAAATCTTGACCTGTTTGAGGGTAATTTTTACGAGCTGCCGCAGAGTATCGCAAAGGAGATCCGTGCCTATGAGTGCGAGATTTTTGGCGTGTACCTTATCAACGAATACGGGCAGATTGGCGGCCTTGCTGACGACAACAGTAACCCGACAGAATTCTACCCCATCCCGGTAGCTGATAAAACGTTCTTCCTCGGGCAAAAACGCTTTGGCGGCTTTGATGAGCGCGATGCTAACGCTTTCCGCTTTGAGGTGCTGCCGAACATCCTAGATGAGTTCTACGTGGTGACGCCTACGGACTTCAACCCGCTTGACAAACTCGCAACATCGTAAGATGGAAGAAACGACAATATTAATCCACCCGCAGTCCGGTAAGCCTTACGAATTTGAGGCAGAGCACGCCAAGCGGATTCTAAGCATGGGCCACGGGTGGAAAAAGCAAAAAGGGACAAGCAAAAAGCAAACGGCAAGTGCTGCAAAAAAACGAGATACAACAACTACTGGAAGCAAAGCGCAGCAGGACGATGATTGCGGATGCAATAAGTCATGAGCAGCGCGTGCGCTTTCATACTGATGTATCACTAAGCCAACGCCACGCTGAGCAGTACACCACAGAGTTTCTGAATTGGGTGCGAGACCTGATACCTGAGCAGAAATATGAGGTGTTTTGTTCGTTGTTCCGGTTCCCCGGTAAGACGGTAGAGCTTACCGAGCAAATTTACTCAGCACTCGAAAAGATTTTCGACGGCAAAAACGCCGTTTTCAACTACGAATTTACCACGCCGGAAGCGGCGCAGGATTGGGACAAGTACAGAGATCAAGTGCTAAAGCAGCAGCGCAAATGGCGTACTAAAGGGATGCAGGCGCTGTGCTCGATGCCTAACTCTATTCTGGTCGTTGATATGCCGGAGGACAGCACTGACGCCTATTGGTACTGGCTAAATATTGACAGCGTTGTTGACTACGAGCTGGAAGAGGATGGCGTTACGTTCGAGTACATCATCTTTCAGCAGGAAGACGATGAATTAGCTGTTATTGATGATGAGGCAGTGCAGGTGTATGATTACACCAATCAAGAGCTAGGAGAGCTGAAGCGCCAAGCAGTGCACGGGCTTGATTACTGCCCGGCACGGTTCTTTATGTCTGATGCCATCAATTTCAGGCAGCAGGGCGTTAAGCAAAACCCGATCACTAAGCAGCTCGGCGATTTGGACTGGTATCTGTTCTTTGCTATCTCTGAACGCCACTTGGACCTGTATGGTGCTTACCCAATCTATTGGGGCTTCGCTCAGGACTGCGACTACAGCGCACCGGACAACAGCCGTGATGGTTTTGTATATTGTGACAGCGGTTTTTTGCGCAGGGACTCAGACAGCACCTATGTCTTAAGCCGTTCAGGCAGCCGCGGGCATGGGCACGGCATACAGCGCTGCCCTATCTGCTCTAAGCGGCGCATCAACGGGGCAGGTTCTTTTGTTGAGGTAACCCCTCCGGGCCTAGAGAACGACAAAGCTGACCTTAGAGACCCGGTAGGTATTGTCAGTGTTGACCGCAACAGCTTGGACTACGTGCGCGAAAAGCGGCGAGCCTATGCGCTTGAGATATTCCAGGCTGTGACAGGCACAGGCGGTGAGATGAGCAAGAACCAAGCAGTAAACGAAAAGCAGGTTATTGCCTCTTTTGAAAGCAAGGCACAGGTATTGCGCAACCTGAAGCGGCAGTTTGAGTTAGCGCAGCAGTGGGTGGATGAGACAATTTGCAAACTTCGTTATGGTGCTGCTTTTGTCAGTGCGCACATCAATTATGGCACTGAGTTCTACCTGCATGAGCCTGCTGAATTGCTTGAAATGTACCAACAGGCAAAGACAGCAGGCGTTGATGACAAGGTGCTAGGCATGTTGCAGTCTGAATACTACGAAGTGCGCTACAAAAACAACCCTAACGAGCTGCAACGGGTGCGCATAATGTCTGACCTTGACCCGTTCAGGCACCTTGACAAAACGCAGGTGCAGGCAATGTATCAAGCAGGGGAGATTGAGTACGAGGACTACATGCTGAAAATGAACTTCAGCACCTTGATAGCTCGTTTTGAGCGCGAAAATACAAGTCTGTTGCAGTTTGGTGAAGAGCTGGACTATCAGGTTAAGATACAGCGGATTACTGATGTATTACGGGGATATATTGTACAACCTGCCGGGGATGCTCCGGCGCAAACCATAACCAATGAGTAAACGAGATGAACGTTTTAACAGGGTTGACGAGCTGCTATTGACAGGTATGGCAGATGAAGACATCATTGCCCACGTGTGCGATGAATACAGCGTCAAGCCCGCAACAGTAGAAAAGGACATTGAAGCACTCCGGGCACAGGATGAGCCGTTGCCGTTCAGCGATGAGCCGAGAAATGGAATGCTAAATGCTTTGCTGGCAAATGAATTTGATGCGCACGAAGCAGACCTAAGCAAGATTAGCTACGAAGTGCCAAAGGGCGAAGAAAAATTTGTGCACGCCTTGATCGAGGTGCCAACCTACAACGATGGGCGGCCGCCGAAAAAAGACAGTAAGCCGCGAGTGCAGAAGTTCGATGCAAAAAGTTGGACAACCTTTGCCACTTACCATGTAGCGCAAGGGTATGTAATCCACAAGGTGCTGCACCTGCCGAAAGGTATCAAGCCACTTGAAGAGATGAACATTTTTGGCGCTGAACGCAAAGCGTAACCAAAACCAAAACCAATGCCACTTACGAAAGACATTATCAAAGAGCAAGCCGCACTACAAAGCCTGACAGATGAGCAACTACAGGCGCTTGAAAAGCTGTCAGCCAACTCAGAGCAGAGCGCTGTCAACGAGGCGATAGCAACGAAGACCCGCGAAATGTGGGACAGGCTGGATGCTGATATTAAGCAGGTTTTCGGCAAGGATAAGCCCCGTGAGGTCAAGTCATGGGAACTACTCAAACAGACGCTTACCGAGGCAAAAGTGCAAGCTGAGAAAGCGTCAGAGATTGAAGGCAATCTATCCAAGCTACAGGCAGAAAAGAAGCTGCTTGAAGACCAGCTAAAGGACGGTGATAAATCCGGGCTGCTCTCTGGGCGTATTGAAAAGCTAGAGCAGCAGATCAAGGACCGCGACCAACAGCTTGAAGCCCTGAAAAGCCAGGTGCAGGAAAAGGAAAATGAGTACAAAACACAGCTAGAGCAGGAGCGCGATAAGCTTGACAGGTTCGAGTTTGAAAAGCACATCGACAGTGCATTGCAAGGCGTTCAGTTCAAAGCTGAGATACCTGAATCCATCCGCGAGACGTACATCCGCACAGCCAAAGAGAAAGTGCTGTCACAGTATAAGCGCGATTGGATGGAAAGAGACGGCCAGCGCATTCCTATCTTCCGTGACGATCAGGGGAATATTGTCACCAATCCGAAGAACCTACAGGAACCGTTCAAGCCGCAGGAACTGTTTTTGACTGAAATCAAAGACGTTCTGAACGAGGGGAGCAAAGGCGGCGGCGGCACTAAGCCAACAGGCGCAAGCCAGGGCAAAAGCGTAGCCATTACCGGCAACCCGCGCACCAAAAGCGAAGCCACACAGCTCATCCGGGAATCCCTGATGAAACAAGGCATCGCAGCAGACAGTGATGAATATCACACCAAGATGCAACAGGCATACAGCGAGATGAACGTCTCGGAGTTGCCTTTGAAGTAAACAATTTCAGTAATCTTTTTGGTGCGAACGAGCCAGCGCCAAGCCACAAAAACTTAAACCATGAGTTTAGTGAACACGCTGGCGTTAGAGTTCCGTGCACAAGCGCCAGAATTTGACAAAAACGAGTTTCGCGTTACCCGCGCAGGTGCATTTGACACCTTCAAGCGCCAGGGAGATGCGCCCTCAAGCTGGTTGACTGCCGACCTGATCGAAAAGGTACGGCGCAGCTTCGGTAATACCGTCAAGCTCCCAGCTATCCAGTACAAAGACGTGACCATCCGCAGCACACGCCCCCTGGTTATCCCTGCTGATGAGAACACCAGTGCACTGTACACCCTGACCTTCACCACCTTGGCGTATGGTTTCAAGATGTACCCACAGCAGCATTTCAACAACGATGTGACCTATCAGCAGGACTTCAATAAGAAGTTTGAGGCGATGATTGTCAAAATGATGTCAACGCTTGAAGGGCTGGCAGTCACTCAGTTGGAAGCACAGAAAACGCAGGTGATCGGCGATGTGACCGGCGGGCATGTATTCTCTGGCAACGTAGTCAGCGAGACGGCACCGAGCCTAAAGGAAAGCTACATCCTGTCCGACATTGACCCGATGATGATGTCTAACGACTACTACGGTATGACGATGGACGTGATTGGTAACCCAGGCTTCCACGCTATTATGAAGCGTATGGAAGGCTTTGGCGAGTTCAACCAGCAGGACCGCACGCTGCAATTTATGAACAAGAACATGCACTTCACCAACAGCATCAGCAATGCTGACGGTAAGCGTGCCACCGGATTTGCAGTAGCAGACGGGCAGCTCGGTATTGTTACCCGCGTTGAACCGGATTCACTCGCAGGCACTACCCTTGCCGATGGGCATGAGTGGGGCACTGTGCTTGTGCCTGGCCTTGACCTGACATTCGGCAGCTACTACTACGAGAAAGCAGTAGATGCAAGCTCCCTGCACTCTGGCACTACAGGACTGACCCGGACTTATGAGCAGGCGTTCGACTTCGCTATTGACATCGCGTTCCTGACGCCTTACAACAGCGATGCAACGACCATCCCGACGCCGATCATCAAGTTCGACATCGCAACGAGCTAAATAATGTGAACCCGAAAGGGCGATCATAGGTGAGTGTTCCGCTAGGTGGGTAGCAAATGAGCTGCCGCCTAGCCTTTTCAACTTTCAAAAATTTCTATACCATGAAATTCCATACCCTTATCATAGCGCTTGTCGCCTTCATTGCATTTGGTTGCACGGAGGAGCCGCCAGCGCCAGTCAACAATCCTGAGCCTGTTGGTGCGCAATTCGCGCCAGTTACCAACATCAATGCCACGCAGGATACCCTTGAGACATCAGGCAGCGTTGATACTGCTATTTTTTCTCTCGGTACTTTCGGCATTGCAGTTGACTACGATGTGCAGCTTAGCACGTCTGTAGAATCAGGCACAGGCAATTACACCCTCTACGTACAGGCAGCGCTCAACCGTGCAGGCACCGAATATGCAACCCTGCACACGCTTACCAATACGACCGACACCAGCGTTGTCTATTCCGGCAACCTGAACGGCGGTAAGATGCGGGTGCTTGCTGTAGCGCCTTCGAGTACGCAAGTGACTACCATCCGGCCCAGCATTAGTACGGTTGCTCAAACCCCGTAATTGGTTTTTTCAATTTGGTTTCATCTCGTGCAGCCTCCTAGTGGGGCTGCATTTTCAAATACAGCGCTATGTACTCAGCAAGCGAACTTAAAACAGGGCTTATCGGGCTTATCGGCTGGCGGCAGAACCGCGATGCTGACGGGCTGCAACTGCAAAGCCTGACAAGCACCACTAGCGGTATGTACTACAACGATGTGCACCCGCTATTGACGTTCGACAACCTGCTGAGCATTGGCCCAAACCTTGACCTGATTGGCGATACCGATCAGGAAAAAGCAGATGCTTTCACCGATTGGCTACAGGAGAAGACAGAAGCCGGCATTATCAATGCTGTAAATGATTGGCTTGACTTCAAGCTACCGGCACGCTCTGCTAAGAACCTGTTAGAGCGCAGGCAGATATGGCAAACAGCAGCCGGTGACGTACATACAGACATCGACCGGGGGCAGCTTGTCGGCATTGAATTAGTGCCAAAGCGCAGCCGCGACCTTCGCCTGACGGTAGAACAAATCGGCATTCAATTGACCCAAAACCAAACACTGACTATCTATCTGTACAGCTCCGATAAGAAGGCAGTTGTTGACAGCCAGGAGGTGACGTACACCGGGGCAGGCAGCGTGCAGTGGGTAACGGTGAATTGGACGGTAGAGGGCTACGGGGCGCACTACCTTGTCTATCATCAGGACGACCTTACCGGGCAGAGCATTAACAGCATGTACGACTATTTCGAGCGCTCGGCAGTATCACAGCAAATCCCCGGCGCGAATATGGTGCTTGTCTCTCCATTTGAGGTGGACGCGCCTAAGACTGAACTGTGGGACATCAGCCGTATGTCGTACAATTATGATACCAATTTCGGGCTAAATTTGCGCCTGAATGTGCAGTGCGACTATACCACCTTCCTGCTAGAG